CATCATCTTTATATGTATAATGTAAATTTTGATATCCTCGATCTAAGGCCGGTTGAATTGCAGCCCAACCAATATTTGCATTTTCAATTGCTAGCAATGCATTGTTCCATTCAGTTGCAACTGTAACTAACATGTTACCAAAATCATTTGGTGCAATTTTACCTTTATATTCTGCAACTTGTCGTACTGATTCTACATCAAATATTTGAAATGTTGAAAAATCAGCGCCATCACCTCGAGCGACGTCTGCTACTACTGTATAGTCTCGTGCATAATCCGGATATTCCCAAACCCAATAATTTCCGTCAAATCCTCGCCGTTCAATTGGTTCTTCGGTGGCAGAATCATATTCTAATAATAACGGGCCATCAACAACAGTATGTCCAGAACTTACGAAGTCACAATCACATTCTTGTGCTGCACCGCGTTCACCTAATAATTGTGTTTGTTCATCACGCCATACTTGATCTCGTTCTGGGTGTACGGTCCAATGCAATTTAATTGTATGAAATCCGTTTATGTCTGCTTCTGCATCTGCCCAGGTTTGATGAAACCAATTACCAACACCATTAGGAGTAGATAATACTATAGCACCGCCACCCGTTGATAATGTTGCTTGAGATGCAATCCATATTTCTTCAATGTTCCGTATGAATGCAGCCTCATCAACAATTAACAAAGACAATGCTTCAGAACGTGCACCGGTGGTTGCCGATGATACTGCTTTGATCTGCGAACCATTTTTGAATTTCAATGAAAGTTTATTATCCGCTTCAACATTTCCTTTTAACCAACTTGGCAAATTTTCATGCATGACGCGTACTTTTGTTACTAGGTTTTTTGCTACTTCCTGTGTAGTTGCAATAACTAATACATTGAAATCTTCTGCAAATAACATGCTCCATAAAGCAAATCCGGCAGATAATGTTGATATACCTAACTGTCGAGACTTAAGAATAACATTGTATCGATTATCTCGTAATTCAGTTAATGACTCTTCCTGAAATGGGAATAAATTAAATTTAATCTTACCCCGCTTCGGATGTTGTATATAACAATAATTGCGCATGAAAAATACAGGATCTTTAGCACACATCATGTACTGTTGCTGTATTATTTGCTTTATATTAGGTTGAGACATATATTATTTTACAACTTGAAAAATTAATATCGAGGTAAGTATACCGGCACCGAACCAAATTGTTTTATTGTCATACCATTTTGGTTGTAATCGTTTTTCTCGTTCAACATATAAATTTACATTCTTTTGTAGTAAATCTATTTGCTGTGTTTTATATTTTAATTGTACAGAATCTAATTCAATTAGTTTGTTTTGTTTGTTAATTAATATTTCTTGTTGTGATATGATGTCATCATTAAGATCTGTAACTTTATATAATGAATCTAATGTAAATGAAATATCTTTAACTTCTTGTTCTGTAAAACATGTATCTGGAACTTGTTGTGAAAAACATGTTATAGGAAATAATAATATGAGTAATAAACGTTTCATAGTTATTTTTTATTAGGTTTACGACCACGTCGCGTTTTGTTTAAAATATTTTCTTTCGCTTCCTTTACAGTTTTTGGTTCTTCAACAGTAACTGTTTCTTTTTGTTGTTTTAAATCTGAAATTATCTGTTCTTGTTGTTTAATTTCATCTTTAACTTCTTGTCGTTGTTCTTCTACAACTTCAACTTTTCCTTGTAAATTGTCAACTTTTTGTTTATTATCATCAATTTGTTTATCTAACTTGTCAAGTTTTTTTGTTTTAGTTACTGATATAATTGACATAATTATACCTCCTAATGCAATAATTGCTCCTATTATGATAGCCCAATATTTTTTAATCGTTTTCATTTTTTTCTCCATTTAAGTTTGCTAAAAATTTTTCTTTAAATTTTTCAAATTGTTGTTGTATTGTTTCTTCAAATTCTTCCGGAGTCATTTTTGCGGTCCATGTTTCCTTAGCTCCGTCAGAATTTGTTACAAAATTAGAAGCAGTTGTATATGCTTCTTTCAACATTTCTACATCTCGTTCTGCAGCTCGTAGCCATGCTAATGCATTCTCTCGAATTTTATTTTGTTCATATTCTTCATACTTGCCATCTTTTTTTAATTCATGTTCCATTTCAATAACACAATCAAAACACATACCGTGTAGTTTTTGCATTTTTCGATCTAATGGATGTTTACCTAAACATGTACATGTTTCTTTACGGCAATTAGGAAATGAACGTATTTCATCTCGAACTTCTTGCAATACGTCGCTAGATTTTGTTTTTTTGATTCGGAATCCATCACGTTGTTCAATTACGTGTGTAATACCAGTTGTAGAATCAGTTTCTTCCCAAATTTCGCCTACTAATCGTTTTCGATTTTTTTCAGCAGTTTCATTTGCATGAGAAAATCCAATGGTCTTTTTTGTTTGAAACTTGTGATTACCTTCCAACATTTGTTGAACGGCTTTAATGTTTTGTAACTTTTTTGACATATAACTATTTTTTAGATTCTTTTTCTGAGCCTAATCTTTCTAATTTATTAATTGCATATGTTCGCAACATCTGATAGAAGTTTTTTGAATCATCATTACTTAAGTTATCCGTAGACTGTTTTATGACTGTTGCAATTGCTTTAATTTTTTCTACCGTACCAGGCATCTCTTTAATTGTTTTAACAAAACGATCTGTATTCAATGCTAATTTAGTATCTGGTTCTAATTTAGCTTCTGCATCTTCTTCGCCAGATTCTGGAGTTTCTGTAGAAGTCGGTGCCATATCAGCTGCTGGTGGAGTAATTGGTGCTGCTGATGAGGCTGGTGGAGGTGTTGATGTTACATCTGTTGGTACATCTGTTGGCGCTGCATCTGTAGGTTCTGCAGGAGTTTCTTCTGCAGGAGTTTCTTCTGCAGGCACTGCATCTGTAGGCTCTGCCGGAGTTTCTTCTTCTGGTGCTGCTTGTTCTAAAAGAACTTTTTGTATTTTTCTACGAATATATTCTCGAACCAATTGTTCTTTTTGTTCTCTAGTTAAATTTTCAATCTTATCTTTAATGACATCTTTAATTTCTTTTTCTTCAGCATCTTGACGTTTTTTTAATCGTTTTGCTGCTGTTTTAGGATCATAGTCGCCATCTTCTAATTCTTTGTATAAACGATCATCTGCATCATATTTAATATTCAATGATCCGTTATCTACAACTTCCTTATCAGTTTTACGTAAAACATTAAGTTGTTTTTCACCTGTAGATTTTGGATTTAATTTTTCATCTTTATCGTCAAATGTATAATCCTTTAAATCTTTTCTAGCTGTTATTTTTTGAGATTTTTCTAGATCTTTTGGTGCTTTATATTTGCTTTTATGTTTTTGAGCCATTTAAATTATCCTATTTTTATATAAATATATCATCGTGCGTATTTCAATACGCCTAGTATTTGATTTACCGGTGCAAATGCCCCTGTCATCTTATATGTGTTGCCTTGGAATGTAAATACGATTCCTTCTGAAGGAACAATTGAATCAAACCCGCCTAATTTTTGTATGCGTCGTAATTCCAATTCTAACTTGTTTAATGTATCAGCATTAGGTGAATTTTGCAATTCTCGTATTAAATCGGCCATTTCCGTTTTAATTGTTTGTACCGTTTTATTTGGATTAGCTGCTAAAAAATTAGATGCATTCTGTAAAACTAATACACCTAACCGCAAAAAGATTGATTCAAATGGTTCTAAGTTTTGTTTTCGATATTGTTTGAAATCTTTTTTATCAAATTCAGTTATCCAATTTTGAAATTCTGGATTATCGACTTGTTTTTTGAGCATTGCAATGTTTGTAGATTTATCATCAAACGCCCAACGATATATTAATGTATTTAAAACATTTTCTGGAATATCATATCCTATTTGTTGAGCTTTGGTTTGAATAACATCTTTCCACCACGCTTTATGATATTCTCTAATTAAATCCGTTTCGTTTAAATTATATTTTTTTTGCAATTGATCTAATTCATTAAAAAAAGCAGCTTGTTGATCTTCAAAATCATATACTTTACCCAATTTAATACGTTGTGGAGGAATAAATGAAAATGTGTTTTGCATATGCGCATTTGCATCTTGTATGATATTCTGCATCAATGTTCCGCCTTGCAAATTAGTTTCAATTGCATTACCTTTTTCATCGTATTCTACTAAATTATGAAATTGTAAATGTGCTCTATCATATGCAATAACATTACGTGTTGCCGGATAAATTATTTCCATGTTTGCAAATACACGACCATTTTTAAATACATTTTCTAATGTGTCTGGCGCTACTTTTTGCATTGCAGCTGTTACATCTTGGGTCATTTCTCGAAATGCATCTACAACTAATTTATATCCCTGTGATGCATCGGCTCCATTTTTTTGTATAGATTCTTGATACTTTCTTTCAAAATCTGCAACTAGTTGATCCGGCGTCATAGGATTAATTATAGTACCTTTATTTCTTGCAAATCCTGGTTGACCATTTTTCCATGTAATGAATATATTTTGACCATCTGTTTTTTCAGTTACAGCTTGTTCTATGTCTAATCTTCCAGATAATGCTCTAGATATCAATTCTCGTATATCATTAAATGATAACCCGTGATCATCCCATGGATGTGCCATATGACCTGCAGCGCCACCTTCGGTTATTAATTTACCTTTAGGTGTTGATGATTCAATTGTATATATTATATCATTTGGATTATTCGATTTCCATGGCCGTCGTTGTGCTTTTATTGTTCTAGGTATCAATTTGATTTGACCTAATTGTGAATCAAATTCTAATTGAAAGGGCATATGAATTGGAATATCAAATTGATAATCAGATGTTATTGCTGTTGGGCGTTTTGTTGATAATTGTTGTGCAATTTGATCGCCATGTTCTATTGATAAATCTCTAAATAAATTTTCTAAATCATCTAAACGTATAGTTCCTTCATTTCTCGGATCATTTAATCGTTCAATGAAATGTGTAACCTGACCTTGGAAATCTACATCAATTCCAAAACGTTTAAAGAAACGATCGATAATCGGTTCGATTGATTTTAATTCTTGACGAGTAATGTAATTTTCACTAAGTACGCCTTCCATTAATTTAGCACCAAATACTGTTTTTTTGAATGTATCAAAATCATAAGTAAATGATTTTCCGGAGTTGTTATCTAAAAATGAACGTAGCTTTTTTATTTTTTCTGCATGCCGTTTTTTTTCTTTAGGAAACATCATTGATTCGAATACTGATATATCTGCAGATAATTGTTTAGTCCACCATTCCGGAGAAAATGTTTTTGATTCTTGTAATCCTTTCAACATGGACCATGCATTTTTTACTTTAGCATCATCATATTGTGGATATGATGCACGAAATATAGCATAATCATCTGTTGCAATTGCATTTCGAACAGTTGTGGCTGATATCGGTGTTCCGTCATCATATGCTAATGGATCAACGTTAATACTAAGTTCTATTGCGTCGATTCCATTTGGCATCGTTCTACCTTTTTTATCTCCAATTGTTATGTATTTATCTACATTAGGAACAAAATCTTTAGTTCGTACGTAATCATCTCCTTTTGTTGAAGCAGCCATAGCATAACGTCCGGTTGCATCTTCTGGCAATGCAAATAAGTATTCGTATGCTGCCATTATCGGAGAATTAAATTCGGTAGGTTGTATTTCAATATTGGGATTATTATTTAGTACATTGAATAAATTAATTGTTTGTTCTCTAGTAATTCCATCTCGTTCTTTAGGACCAATTAAAAGTATAACACGATCTACATCTGCAGATTGTGCATACCGATTAGCTAATTCTAAATGTGCTCCCGTCAATGGTTTAAATCCGCCGGGAAAAAGTACTGTTATTTGATCCATATATGTTTCTTTATATATAAATATTATTATCATTTATTATGGCACTGGACCCGACGGTATCGGAGCAATTGATCCTCCAACTGTTCTGCTACTACGATATGTAAATCCTTTCAGTTGTGCTACATCACCTAGGCTACCCGTAGTAGTTCTTTCTGTAATCATATATATACGAGAATGTTTTCCTTGATATTTAGCTACAATTGATGTAGTACTAATATTAATCGTACGAGATCCTCCTTCTGCAT